ATTGGAATAAGCTCTATCAGAAAGATGTACTATAACAATAGTAAAACAAATAAATATTGCACAAAGCAACAAACTAATACTTAGCCAAATCATCTTCTATAATTATTATCAGTATAAACAGTAGTTTCTTTAATATTACCACAATTGGTACAACGAGAGATAATAGTCATTCCAACTATAGCACCATAAGGATTTTTAATATCCTTCTTTTCAAAAACTTCATATTTATGAAGTCCAATAGCACATTTGAAATCTTGACTCATATTAAAAACAACTTAAAGTTCTTCTATTTCTAATTCTTCATCACTACACATAGTATAAATGCTATTTAAACTTGTATTAAGTTTTTCAGCAACATAAGAGTCTATATCTTCTACTTCATCTGGAATTGTAGTATGATATAGTTTAGCATCAACATAATCGAAAATATAACAATGTGTCATAATAAACCACGTTTAATAAATTCTTTTTTAAGAGGAGCAGCAACTAACTTAGCATTAGGATGAGGAGGACCTGATACACCATCAGCTTTTAATTTATTAGCTTTATCAATTGTTTCTTGTGTCATACTTTATCAGCGTTATTTATAAACTTTCTACTAGCATTAAGAAGAATAGCTCCAATATGAAGCATTTGTTCTTGAGAGAGTTCTAATACATTTTTATCTATACCATCTATAAAGATAGCAATAGCAAATCCGTTATCTTCAGTAGTAAGTTTAGGATTATGTATTATATGTAATTCAATATTTTCTTTTGCCATATTGTAAAGATAATAAAATTTTAGAATATACAAGAATTTTAAGTGTTAAATCTTTCAGATAATTTTAACGTTTCTGACAGGCTTTGTTTGTCAGTGGTATAGTTAATCAAATGAAAGATATTAACGCAGCAGAGAGGCGGAAAAGTGCCAAATAGAGCATTTTATGATACCTATTAGCAATTTGCAAACAAAATGATACTCCTACATCAAGTTTAACACTATCAGTAGGAGTATCTACAACTAGAAGATTAACTTATATACTTTGCCGTCATCTTGGCTTTCTACAAGTTCAATACTAATGTTAACATTTTCTTTAGTAATATATTCAGGAAGTTCTTTCCAAATATCTACTAAATAAATCTTAACCTTTCCACTACTATCTTTCTTTAGAAATTTATCTTTTACATTTTCTTGCTTATTATCATGAACAGCAACATAAAAGTCATATTTATCTTTATCGACATTATATCGTTTTAAAAGACAATATCTATCATGATATTCTATAGTAGAAGATAGTAATCTTTTGTAGTTAGTCTGAATATAATCAGAACTCGGAATAAATTTATTTACTTTATCATACGCTACTAGATTCATTTTCTTTATTATCTATTTTATAATGAACACTAGCCCATTCATCTTCTTCTTCATAAGTAATTACTCTCCAAGTATGACAATATTGAATTTTAAGCCAATAAAAATTAATAGTAAAACCACTACTAAAGTTTATACTAATAGATGGTATAATATACCATTCATTAAATTCATTACCCCATTCTAAATAACTACTTTTTCTAAGAAGGCACATCTGTTTCTCTTCTTGCGACATTGAGTATTTAAGCTTCAATATATATTCCTCTGGCGTGGAATGGGACTTGAGCTACTCCACTACGATTTCTAAATTCAACTTTCATATACTTACCGATGTATTTATCTTTATTAATTAAAATACCACGTTGTTCATCTTGAGGTTTATTAATACTACACTCAAAAAGTTCATCATTAATATCATTCCGAAGAACAAAAAGAGGAAGGTCACTACGTTTATGTTCAGATTTAATATCGACAATAATAAATTTACCATCATCAACTTTCTTAAACTTAAACATAGCTTGATTACGCTTACCAAATTGATATTCAGCATTAGGATTACGAAGAATAAGACCTTCAAAGCCTAAGTCAATAAATTGATTTCTTCTAAATATAGCATAATCTAAATTTATAATATCAATAGTAGGAAGTAAAACAACTTGTTCTTTATTATTTAAGTGTTTCTCTTTATCAAAATGTAAATCTTCTAAACTATTAATATTTAAATTAATATTTTTAAGTCTAAAGTTATTTCTGACAACAGCACTCATATTCTCAACACAAATATCATAACACCAATATTGAAGTTTATAATGTTGTGCAAGCTGAGTATTCTTAACAAAAGAATTAATATCATTTACTGAATATCCAGGAAGATAAAGTTCACCATCAAGACAAGCTCCTTCTTCTATCATCATATCAAGAAGTTCTTTACTTATCTTAGGAAGAAGAATTTCATCCATCCAATACATTTTAGTAGTCCAATCTTCGCCAGTACGAGAATGATATGTTAGAGTAACAGGATTAAATAAATCATCAGATTTATCTGTAGCACCTATAATACATCTAAGACCGTCAATCTTCCACTGACCAAGCATAGTACCATACTTATCAAAAGGTTTATTATCTTCAAGAACTTTAGCAAGCATAGGAAGAACAAAACCTTCAGAAGTAGTAGAATACTTTGGAAGATAAGTATTAAGAAACACTACAAGGTCTTGTGTATCATAAATATTATCTTTAAACTTAGGAATATTACTATCTTTAAGTTCACTTAATTCTTTGTAACCCTCTTTACGTTTAGCATTAATTCTACTTTGTAATTCATTAACATTCTTCTTAGTAATAACTATGTTTTCAACGTGCATAGTTCCACCAACAAGACCATAACGAATTTCAAGTCTTCCGTCTTTTTCTTCTCCAGTCCAAACTAGAGGTTTACCTTGAGCATTACGTTTGTATAAGTTCATTTTCACTATGTTTAATTACAGTACAACCTTCTTCACATTTAATACCTAAATTATCATCGAGCCAATCTATTATATTACCTTGACATTTTCCATCTATAGGACAATCTTTACAGGTAGCATAATTGTTGCAATCTATTTCTTTAGGTGTTATAATATCATATCTTTCTCCATTAAGTACAATATAATTTTCAGTCATCTTTCTTAGGAGGTTTAATTTTAAAAGTTAGATTACCAAACTGAGCAGTAAGCTTTTTAAGTTTTTCTTTATTGCTTATTTCTTTACCCATACCAGGGATAGTACCCTCAATAGATTTCTTTCTACGGGGGTGCTTATCGTGCTCTTTGTCCCATTTATCTTTAGCTTTCTTACCACCATACCAAACAGGAGGATTTTCTATTTCATATTCGAGATTAGCTTGATGACGTTCACGAAGTTTATTAATCCATTCTCTGTCAAAATCGAAATCATTACCTTCTACAGTTTTTAAAGCATAAAGATAAGAACTTATTTCTCTTTGATAAGGATAACCAATAGTTTGCATCATTCTCATACCTTGAATAACACGAGAACAATCTAGATAAATAAGTTGCTGATTGAGGTATCCTTCAATACCTTTCTCAGCAACTCTTTGGTCTATCATTTTACGGTCAGAATCATCTAGAGAAGTAATATAATCACGAAACTCTATGTATTCCATTTCTCTTTTCTTTAAAGATACAACAACGTTGAGGCTTACCTAATCTAGCGTACATATATTGTGCTACAACAGCAGGATTGGTAGTATAATAATATCTATAAGACTTTATAGGACTATAGCAACAATGTTCTTCATAATTGTAATCAGAAGGAACACATACGCCTAAAGCACCTAAATGGTCTAGCCAATTCATACCTTGAATAACATTAAAATCATCAGAACTATTATGGAAATCTATTTCACCATAACAAATAACTGTAGATTTGTCAATAGTAAATATAAAACCGTCTCTAGTAGTTACTAAAAGTCCTTTATCTAGAGCAAGTTCTTCCTTTTCAGAAATAGGAATCATAATAATAAGCTCAGTTTCTAATTTACTAATAGAACGGGAGCATATCACCTGATACGTCAAATCCGTCAAAGGCATCTGAATTTTGTGAAGATTTAAATCTGAGTTCGACATATTTTTTAGTATCTTCAATAAATCTATTAATTTGATTTTTATTAAATTTATCGTGAAGGTCTGCAAAATCTTTGCAATTAAAATTAGGTAGACCAAATTCACCACGAGTTATAAAGAGATAAGGAATATTGTACTCCTCTTCTAGATACTTAGCACCATCTCGACCAGTTCTATCAAAATCAAGAAGACTAAGAATCATACCATCATCAGCAAGTTTTTTAACAAGCCAATCATATTCAACTTGACGAAGTCTATAATTTTCACTTGGAAGATTTATAACTCCTATATTGAGTTTTTTAGCTCCCCCGTAGAGAGGATTGTGCATTAGATGATTACCAATACTCAATCTATCTTTACTACTTTTAGTAATTAAAATGTAATCATAATTGTCAAGTTCAAGATTAAGTAAACCTTCAAGAACATTACAATTAGTTACAAATTTTAATTCAGTACGACGATTTCTCTTAGGGAAATAAAGTTTAACAAGACGAACACCTTGTCTATTAGTTCCAAGCATATAAGCATAGCATGGGTCTTTTGCTTTGTAATAGTATTTAGGTTCTGTATCAACAGTTCGATTAAGATAATATTGTTCGACAGGAATTACAAAGTGAGTATTAAGATAATTCAAATCTACACCCCAACGAGCCCATATATCTTTATCATACTTATTCCAACTTCTAGGTGCAATATCTATGATAGTTTTCTTAGTTCTACCTTTAGCTACAGCACTTGCTAATAAAGGTTGAACATTGGGATCAACTTCTTTTCCGTCTATAATATCACTGAAAGTATATGCTATATGTTTAAGAACAAAATAGAAATCTTGTTTATTACTGGTTTCGATTCGTCTCTCAAAAGCTAGTCCAAGAACATATGCTACAGTGTCGTATATGTCCATAAACATACCAACACCTCCAAAATCTCTAACTTTGAGTTTTCCTTTACTATTATAAGCAAAGCCCATACTTTTGTTTGTATCATCATCCCTAAATATTGAAGTAATAAGACTGTTATGTTCTATACAATTCTTTATAACTTCTATTGGAATATCTAAATACTTACTCATTATAGCTTCTTGGCTTATTTTAGATTCTATATACTCCTTAGTAAGATTACATGTAGCAATACTTCTTTTCATAACTTATTGATTTATATAATCTATATAAGTAGCAGGTTCTAAATTAAAATCATTAAGTCTTTTATTAGTAATTCTAATAGAATTACCGCAATCACATTTACAATTAAACCAATTACCATGACTATCTCTTTCTTCAGAAATTACTGTAAGTCTACCATAACGTTTACCTACATATAACTGTAAAGGGTCAAATTCAAACATATCAAATATTGCTGTTAAGATAATAAGAAGGGCTAACTCCATTGCTGAAGCTAGCCCTATTATGAACACAACCATTAGCAAGACCGTCAGAGTGACGTTCTCGCAGTTAATTAGAATGGCATATCATCAGCAGCTGCTTCATTATAAGCACTACCTGCGGCAGTACCGCCCATACCAGGCATACCTGCCATTACGCCAACTTCAGCACCAGCCATTCCAGGAATAGCAGGAGCCTTCTTAACTTCTTTAGGAGTAATAGATTCCTTAGATGAATCGTAAGAAATTATCTTAGGTTGATAATTAGGATTCGGTGCTAATTCAATACAACCAGTTCCTACAAACATTGGGAAACCTAAATCTCCATTTTGTGTAACAGACTTCCATTCTCCTTTATTCTTGACAAAACGAAGAATTTTAATCCAACAACGAAGGAATTTACCGTTATCATCACGATAACAAGGTTTAGCTACTTCTCCGTCAGCAAGACCAAAAGTACCATTCATCATAGCTACAACATTGCTAAACAGCTGAGCATAGCCGCCAAGAATTTCCTTAACGTCAAGAGCAACAAAATTACCATCATCATCAAAGTCCACAAATGGAAGAGTAAGAGCATCTTCTTCTGCTTCAGTAAGCTTACGACCTTTCAGATAATAAACATCAAGAACGTGCTTAATCCAACTTAGAACCTGATTAACTTTCCACTCGTCTGAACCTCCAGGAATAGTATTAACATTACTCTCAACAGGAAAGAGAGATTGATAGACATGACGCATCTCATTAGCATCTGCGGTGTTACTAGCAAACTCAAACTGAAGGCGAGGAACTTTCTCACCAGTAAACTGTTTACCATCAGCATTAGTAGACCACTCTACAGACACACTGTGAAGATGTGCCATAAACAGACCGTTAGGAGCAGCGTCTTTTTCATGAAAGCGCAACTGACTAGTTGCTTTAGTTTCATTACTAACACCTCTCCTAGCTTTCTTTACAGGAGCTTCTGCAGCCACTCCTGCTTTAGTTTCTTTTGTTTCTGACATAACTTAATTAAGTTTTAAAAATTAATGAAGATAAATATGGGGAGATACTCAATTATGAATACCTCCCCAAGCATCTTTATCAAGACAAATTAGAGATTACTCAGCAGCCTCTTCGCCTTTCTTACCACGAACCATAGGAGTCTTATCCTCAACAAACTCAAGAGGATAAATGGTCAGAGTAATATTCTCCTTACCATTGTTATACTCAGCCTCCTCAGGAGCATCAAGCTTAACATCGAATACACGATTAAACTTATCCTTAGACTCACCAAGATCAGCCTTAAGAGCATCCCAAATAGCAGTATCGGTGAAGTTCAGCTGCAAACCAATACCTGTAGCCTGAGCAGTAGCAGCTGTCTTAGAACCAGCAGCAGCAGGACAAGTTGGTGAAGGAATATCCTCAGGAGTCAGAGCAGCAGCGAGAGCCTCATCATCAGCACCCTCAAGACCCTTAGCAGCAGCAAAGGCAGCCTTATCTTCCTCATCCATAGCCTGAATCATCTCAAGACCATGTTCAACAATCTGAGCAAGCTTCTCTTCCTTAGTAACACGAATAGTACTCAGCAGAGGCTCACCACTACGCTTAAACAGAGCAACACCCTTAGCAATATACCAAACAGTCTGGTCTTTAATAAGAGCTTCCTGACCTTCGGGAGTATTAATATCCCAACCTTGTTCTTTACAATAGTTGACAAGTTCATCAGGCTGACTCTGAATCAAAGCCTCAATACCAGCAATGTTATTAAGGAACATAACATTCTCACCTGCGGCAATAGCAAGAGCCTTAGATACAGGACTTGTGATGGTAAATTGACCAGTTGTACTCTTAGCAATAAGCTGAGGAGTTGCATTCATAAGACTAGACTTCTGACCTGCCAATACGGCGTTTACATTAAACTTAATTCCGAGTTTCATAATTGTAGGAATTTTAAAAATTAATAAAATAAAATGAATTAACACTATGTAGTTTAGAACCACATTCTTTAATAGTCTTAAGATTAAAGATAAAGTAGACTAATCTTCATCTTTGATAGTTACAAAATTACTAGAACCTAGCAATTCGATTTCTTTAGCATTTGCCAATCTCCAAATATCAATCTTATTAGAATGATTAACAACTCTATCAACAGACCTTATATTACCAAAATTACTTATTTGATAACCTCTAATATCAGTAATATCTTTCCATATTTCATCCATCTTGGCTTTCATCTAAATATTCAGTAAAATCGTTACAATCTATTGTAGTGTCATCAATAAGATTGAGTTCAGAAGTTTCCATAACGCCTTGAATAACGTCACTAGCTATATCTTTGGCGCCTAAAGTAAATGCACGATGACCAATCATTACACGAGCATATTTGACATAAGTATCTTTTTCAAAGAACTTAGCAGCTTGTGCTTCAGTTAGTGAAAAGTGACTTACAGCAGTTTGTTTAACAATACCACCTAAGTTTTTCACATATCGTGTAAATGTATATTCAGTAACAAAATCTATGGGTTGAGCAGGTATCCTAATAATAGGAAATTTACCTTCAGCTTTAAGCTTTTCAGCGTGAGTCTTATTAATAGCCTCAACACATTGAGCAGAAACCTGAAATTCATTATAGATTCTATTGGCTAAATCTTTATACCATTTAACAGGATAAACACCAACTTTTTCGTCTTTATTAGTCTTAGTAAATTCCTCAGCTTCTCTAGCGGTACGACATCTCACACAATATTGAGGAAGTTGTGTTTCAAGATAAATCGTATTACCGTCAGTATACTGATACTGAGGAGCATAATCTTTAGTGCATTCCCAAGTTACTCCTGCCCTCGATAATAACGACTTGATGATATGAATATCTACACCAGTTTTACCATTTATAACATGGATGTGTTCAAGACAAGAAGTAAAAGGGAGTTGAAGGTCATTTGCTCTCATAAGAACAGATAAACCCTCTTGCACGTTACTAATTCCACTTTTAGGACTTCCCATAACTCTCTTGATAAAGTTTTCAGCAGCAACAAGTTGCTTATCATCAAGAAGTTGTAGAACTCTTAGACCAGTAGCAGCGTCATTATGTTCAATACTCAATGCACGAGTATTACCGCCATTAGTTTTCTCTAATTTGTCCATTATTTCAAAGAGCGTTTTATTTAACTTTTACACTGCAAAGATACAAAAAATATTTCAATCTGCAATGATAAAATCAAATTTATTTCTATCATCAGCATTAAATTCACTTTTATTAACTATTGTGTGCGTTTCTGTCATCGGTTTGTTAAATAACCTTTGCTGCTCAATAGTGTTTCTGCAAAAGATAGAAAATAATTTTATTTTACCACCACGAATATGAATATTACTTAATCTATAAAGATAAGATTCTATATCTTCACATAACGGAGATGTAATTATGACAACATCAACGTCTACACACAGAGATTTATCTGGAGCATTAGATAAACTTAAGCAATTAATCATTCCTAGATTAAACTTATCTTCATTAAGAGTCATTTGTGCTTTAGCACCCATAGATTTACGTTTGCCTTTTTCAGCACCACTCTTAAAATAAATAGGTCTACCGTGAATATCAACTGCATCAATATTATCTACTTTATTGTGATAATTTCCACAAATATCAGTTTCAGAATTATTATTTAGAAATGCTGTAACTTTGTTTGCAAATTCACCACGTTTACTTATAATAAGTATTTTATCTCCAGAATGTTCTTTAACCAATTCTAAAACTTTTTCAAGCTTACCTTCATAATCAGCTAAAAGATTAGTTCTATTACGTATAATCTCATAAGTTTGAGAAGCTCTATCTCTAAGATTATTAGGATTATAAAGTTCATCTATTTGTCTATTATATTCAAAAGACATATCAAGATGTTCATTCCATCCATTTTCTTGAGCAATTTGAGCACAAATAGTAGCAGAAGAAATATTTAATACTGTATTACCGATACGAGCTTGTTGCATAATATCAAAAGAACCAAAGATATTAAGACTAGTTTCAATATATTTACAATAATATTGGTAAAGTTTGTAATCTTCAGTATCCTCAGGCATTACTACATCAATCAATGTTTCTTCTACGGGGGAGCTTACACGCAGTGTATCTATTTCAGCTTGCTTAAAGCAGTCAAGAAGAGGTGCAATTTTATACAATTGAGTACTATCTGCATTTTTGGAAAAGAGTTTATTAAGAACTACTAGACGATATTTGCATCTATCTACATACAAAGCAATACCTAAATTATAACTATCAGGTCTATACCAAATACATAGAGTAGCTGCACTATTCCAACCACCACTATTAAGAAACTGAATTGTAAAGACACGAATTAATTTAGTATCAATAAGTTTCTTAAATTCAGCATTATTTTCTTCACTATCGGTATTAGTTAGAAATTCTATAAGTTCTTTTCTTTGTCCAAATTCATTAACTATAATAACAGTTGTAGCAGTAGGACTTCTTGCATACAGTCTTGTTAAAATATCATATACTAACACTTTATCATTAAGAGGGGCTGGAACAAATGCAGTTCCAACCCCTTTATTATCTCTCCAATTAAGTGCAGCATTTTCAAATATTTCGTCAGCGGTCATAAGTTAATTAAAATCATCTTCATCGAATAAAGTAAGATAGTCTTTAGAATATTTTTTAAGAAGAAGTTTACCAGACTTAACACCTTTTTGAGCATCAGCTTTCATTGTAGATGAAATACCAAGCTTAATTGGGTCTATAATCTTATACGCTTCTTTATAATAATAGCCAAAGTCTATATTTCTCTCCTCAATAGGTTTATCATCTAAAGAATTAAGAATTTGAACTGGAAGACCTGACGCAAGTTTTTGCCGTTTATGGTCATTAACATTTTCTTTTTGTATCACCACCCCTTTAGAAGAAACATAGAATCTAACGTGTCGCTGACTATGAACAGTAACGATTTTATTATTTTCTATAGTATCATAAACTACTTCAAATTGTTTACCAACATTTTGAGTTTTACAAAAATCAAGAATATCAGTACTTTTCTGAAGTGTTTCCATTACAGGGATATTATGATAAAGGTATTCGAAAACAGCTTTTGCTACAATAGGCATATCATAACCTTTCTTCAACTCTTTAAGATATTGTTTAGGGTCTAGTGCACCTTTAGCATCTACTTTTTCATCAGGCCAAACAGCAAAATAATTATTTCAACTAGTCTTATACTTTCATATAAGGTTGGACTATATCTTAAATCTTTTTTCGAGTAATAAGATATTCCCCTATTATTATACTGTTTAAATATATTTCGGGGTCATCACTTTCTACATTATTTAGTGTAGTCTTTTTACCGAGTTTATTAATATAACAAAATCTCTGAGCAATTCTAGCATTTCTAATACTATGTCCGTTTATATGTAAATATAAATCTTTATATTCAACATTTTCTTTAATAACTTCTTTTGTTTTATTATTTAAAATAGTATAAACAAATTTAGTTTTATTTTTAGACATAATTTTAGATTGTGCAATTTTTCTGTCAAAATTATCACACCAATAGTCTTTCATTCTACCGCTATGATTAATTCTAACTCCAATAACCCATTGTTCTTTTGTTTGCATTCTTTTAATTTCTCTTGTGCTTTCAGCACAAATGTAATGTCCGTCAACATCTTGTCTTATATTATATCCTTTATTAGGATTAAAACTATCAAAGAATGTCATATAATAAGATTCTTTGTTTTTAAGTTCTTTATCACTAATGTTAGAATATTTTTCAACAATTTCAATTTTAAAAGAGCTTATACCATATTTTATAACATCATTATAGAACAATCTATTATAATGGTTAAGAGGATTAACTCTATTAATATCGCTTCTATATTGACAAACTCTGTTATATAGATTTGTAGTACAACCTATGAGAATTTTGTTATTGACAACACAAGTTACTTTATAAACACAAGTAACATTTTTAAAAGTTTTATCTAATTCCATAATTTATATAATTTATTTGCAAAGATAATAATTTAAAACGAAATAGTTGTCAAAACAATTATTAAAGAATGTTAATAAACTAAAGATTTCCTCGCACTTCGATAACATTATTATCTACTCTACTAAGTGTTGTTGTGATACAACCTTTTCGATAGTCTCTGAACTTTACTCTACTACGAGTCTTAGCTGCTGATTGGCATGCTTTATTATCACTAACAAGTTTAGCTTTCCAGCAATTCACGAGGTTATGACGCAAATAGTTTACGTCACGAGCAAAATATGCTTTATAATCTTCACTATCAGCACCCATTCTATTAGTTTCATTCCATCTTTTGGTTATATCATTAAATACTTCCAATTTATCTTTAGGAAGTTTAATAACAATACCATCAGTGTTTGCACTTATAACATGGATACCATTAAGTTCCAATTCTTCAACAAGAGTCATTGTCATTAATTGACCATTAATAGTAACTTGAAGTTGAGCAAATCTATCATATAAGAAGAACAACTCACTCGGATAACCTTATAACTTTCATTATAAGCCTGACTATATCTTAATTGAATTATACTTTTACTTTTAACTCATAATGAAATTCACATGTAGGAGTAAATCTCCAAACATATCCACCAGCTGTTGCGTGTCCTTTTCTGCCAACACAACAAGAACCTATGTTTCCATTATTTATTCCTGTAGCTTCAGAAGCAGCCATAATAGAAGAATACTCAGCTAATAAATTTCCTAGTCTATCGAATTGATATACTTTCTTTTCATTAGCTTCTCTTCTACCACCACCTCTTCTATAATCTACATTTACTAACGAACCACCATCAGATATTCTTTTATACTTGTTTATAAGTTTAGTTTCTAAATCTAATGCCTCTTCTAAAGAAACATCTATAGCAACAATATTTACACGTATAAGATTTATATCTTTAGCTTTATTATTATACTCAGAAGTTCTTCTATTTCCACATAATACAAAGGCACGACCTAAAGTACCTTCTCCTACATAAAAAGGAAGTTCTTCATTATTATAATAATGTTCGTAAACTACATGTCTTTTATAATCTTCAAGATGATATCCATATTTTAAAGGAACATCTTTAATCTTATTAGAACTAGTAGTAACTTTGCGATGACCAAAACGTTTTTGAGATTCACCATTACGATGAACCTTATGTGTACGTTGTCTTGCTTGTTTAACTTTAATTTCAAACTTTAACATAACACTATCAATTTTAATTCATTGCAAAGATAATAAAAATAATTCAATTTCGCCCATTTCCCATAACTTTTAAAAGTTAAAGTACGTTAAAAACTAGTCGATGAACTTTACTCGTAATATTTTCACAAATATTTCTTAGAGTCTTAGCTGCTGATTGTCATATAATAACAGTTTTTCAAGCATTCACACTTAGACTTTCGTCTTATGTTGTAGCACTATTATCTTCACGAGGTTCCAGCAATTAGAGCGATTTTACTTCAGCAGTACTTCTACCGAACTTACCATAAATAGAATTAATTACAATCTTAAGAGCTTCTGCTGCAATCTTATTAGGAATTCCAGCAATTACATAACCTTCAGAGTCTGGTGTATGCTTACATTTAACACGAGTATCACGAAAGTATCGCACCATATCCACAAAAACTTTATTGTTTAAGTGTTTAGGAGCAATATTATAAGATACAATTATAGAGGGATAATAACTATTATACATTTGCGAGTATACCTTTTACAATAGGTTAATTACTTCTATTAATATACTCCTAACTATTTCTAGTTAGATTAGACTATATCTTCATTTTGCTGTAAATATCTTTTTAGATAATAGCAAAATGCAGGGTGCTTCAATTTAGTTAATTATTCTAAATTTACGTCTTTCGACTAGTCGTTGAACCTTCATCTTGTAGAAGATGTTCGGCTGCTGATTGCCCAATATTATCAACTTTTACCATACCGTTATCATTACTAACGCCATAATCTATATTACTATGATTATTTGGTGTAATAATCTCTAAGGGTTTTCCAGCAATTCTCCCTGTTTTCCTTCGACTATACTTTCTTTTTAATCGAAATGCTTATAAATATATTTATCATTAGACTCAAGTACAACAGGTACATCTTGAGTATGGATTCCTCCACACGCAAGAGTATAAGTTGTACCATAAAAAGTTATTTCTCTACAAAAGGCATCTTTATTAGTATGATATACATACACTTTCATCATATCTTCAAGTAAATCTTGAAGTTGCTTAGTCTTAAATTTAATATGAGGGAAAATAATCTTATTGAAACTAAGACGAGTTCTTTCAGTACGTCCTTTCTCAAATTGACTTTGATGAAGTCCACTCATTTTAGAATAAAAGGCTATAGTAAGCTTATCAGCAATATTAGCACGAGCACTACATAGAACATTAACTTTGAAAGCCTGGGTTATTGAATATCTCAATTTAATTTCATCAGGCTTTTGTCTAGCCATTTCACAAACAAGAAATACGTCATTTTTATTATAATAAAGCATTGGCTCTATATACTTAGGAAGAACATATCGTTCAAAATCGTTAGTAATAAGTTCATTTAGATGTTCTAAACTCATACCACGATATCTATCAATATTCTTCCAATAAACATCATATTCTTCTTTGTCTATAGGCGGGAGAGTAAAGTCGAGTAGTTCATGCCATTTAAGATTAATAGAAGTCTGTTTAAGACTTTTACCACACTTATTACGGTTACCTTCTTTATCAACTACAACGCTTGCAGAATGAAGACCGTAAACACGCTGAAGGTCAACAGTAGCATAAGGAAGCTTATAATACTTCAATAAGTCTATATCTTTATCACCATAAAATGCATCTCTATCACCTTGAAGTTTAATGATTTTCTGACTAAGATTAAATAGATATTTAATCAAATTCTTAGTACTATCATAGCGATTATAATGCATCATAAAACCTTTTATCATAAGGTCATCATATCCTTGATTATTAAAACCAAATAAATCAGTTCTAACAGGAATCTGAGTAACATTACCGTTTTCATCCTCTTTTGTATCATAATGAGATTGCATATTATTAATATAAGCAACTAATTCAACTAATTGAGAATCATCGGTATCACTAATCCAAAAGATTTTACTTTTAACTTTAGCAAGACGAGACTTAATCTCAGCTACAGAAAGTTTCTCTGGTAATGCTACAGGTTTGCCTTTAGCATCAACACAATCTGAAAATGTTTTCATATAATCTTGTAAATCTACAAAAGTAACACTAAAGAGATTTACGAAGATTTCGCAATCGACTCCTAGAGATTTAATCATATCTTGACTAATGATAAAGTTTATAACTTAATTGTTTCTACTACTTTCTTAGTTATAGTTCCCTCATAGCCACGAGCTTTAAGCTCTTCTATAAGTTCTCTACTACTAAAGTCTTTAAACTTTTCTGTTGCACCAGATTCTCTTCTTCTACAATCATTACATATTTTGCGATAACCACTAGCATATTTCTGAAAATGACTAAGAGGAAGTTCTTTACCACAACATTCACATTTCTTAGTTTGTCCTGTATATTCAGGTTTGACATCTATCTGACACATAGTTTATTTGCCAAATTTAAGATAAAGTTTATTTTTACAACGAGAACAAGCCACATATAGTCTACGATTAACCTCCTCAGCATCTGAATAAGGATATCCATTTCTATCGAATACAATATCATTAACATCAACTAAAGATGTATCAAAAGTAGAACCTTGCATAACCTATATACTTTCATATATAGCCTGACTATATCTTATACTTTAAATAAATTCATAATTATCAGCATATTTCTTTGTTAGCCAATAATATCCGTAACAAACTTGAAAATCTAAATTACTACCATTTCGCATATTAGCATGATTAATAGCTTTTCTAACATTAGACCAAGCATTTATTTTGTTAAGAAATTCATTTATTTCAAAACCATAATAAAATACTTTCCTAAGTTTCTTTCTACTAATACAATTAATAGCATAAATAGGTTCTTCTAATTTTTTAGTTCCTGGATTACCTAAACCTTTTCTATTTATGGATAAATTATCAGCAAATTTCCTAGATTTAGGTTTACCTTTTAAGGCTTTTGATATTTTTTCACCAATAGCTTTAATATCAGTATCTGTTTTATATTTATGAGTATTTCCACCTTTTCCGCCATCAGTTTCATTCAAAAGATTTGGGTTAAGTTTGAAATATTTATTAATATAATATTTTTCCCAAAAATTAACACTTAGTGCAGACTTTGTGTCATCTATTTGTTTTAATAAAACACCAGTAACTTTTAATGGCAATATAGATTTAAGATATTCAAAACGCTTATTATTATTTCGTCTACCATAATCTACTTCATTTAAATGCCAATAATGTTGTTTAACTCTGTGTTCTATACTATGGGAAGTAACACCAATATAAACTATTTGTCCATCAATAGGACTAACTAATCCATAAATATTATAAATCATACTACATTGTTTTTAGTAAAACCTATGCAAATTTATGAAAAGTTTTTCAAAATACCAAATGAATTTTATGAAAAGTATTTCCCCGTTTCGATTATTTAACACTTTAGATAATCTACTCTCTTTCGAGATAGTCGATGAACTTTACTCGTAATACTTTCACAAGTATTTCTTAGAGTCTTAGCTGCTGATTGTCATATAATAATAGTTTTTCAAGCATTCACACTTAGACTTTCGTCTTATGTTGTAGCACTATTATCTTCACGATGTTCCAGCAATTAGAGGAATTTTACAAGAGCCAAGTTACTAACTCTTATGAGAAGTTAAAGAAAAACCATAATCTAAATCTCTACTAAACATTATAGTTCCATTCATAGGATTAATAATATTAGTAAGAAGTAAACAGGCTTCTTTAAAAGCATAATAATCTCTCCATTTTTGTGCTTTAAGAGTAGACCTTGCAGATTTAGCAGCATCAATCATACCTTGTGAAATTTGAAGATATTTCTCAATGGTAAATCTATCACTATGGTCAATAACAAATAATGAAGTAGATATATCACCTCCATGAATAGCTTGAAATCTTACAACAAAACCTTTCAATCCATATGTTGGATGAACAGAATTTGCTATATCTTTAATAATGTATTCTTCAGAATTCTTAATAATACAATCATTAAATTGATTTACAATAGTTGTATAACTAATAATCAAGTCATTCTTCGTAAGTACAGATACATCCCTATCAGCTATAATTGCATTTCTAATAAACTTATTCCATTTAGAAACAGCCATATTAGTATATGCTATAACTTTAGCATAATCTACATTACGAGTAAGTTCTTCATCATTAAAGTTATTATAAACTATTTTATCAAACTCTTCAGGAGTGCAAACTGCATATCCTTTAGTATAATCTGCATTAAACTTTTCTCTAAATCGTTGGATATGATTTAAGAAGTTATAACTCTTATGCTCAATATCATAACGAAGAAGTTCAAGCAGATAACTTACAGGATTGTCTTCACCTTGACGTACAATTTCTTTTAGAGCAAAAGTCTTAGTACCTTTGAAGGCAGAACTATATTTCTCGTTAACAGGAGCTAACTGAGAACTATCACCAATATAAATAATTTTACATTTATTAGTAATACAAGTTCTTTCAAGAAAAGTACAAAGACCTCTATTTATCATAGAAGCTTCATCAACAATATAAAGTTTATAATTTCCAATCTTAATCTTACCTTTTGGGTCAAAAGGAGGATTATTTAAATCAAACTTCTCAACATCAAAGTTAAGACGAAGACCTAAATCAGATTGAAGAGTATTGGCTTTGATACCTGGAATATGAATACTTTCTCCTAGTACTCTACAAGCTTTATGTGTAGGTGCAGCAAGACCAATCAATGAATAAGATGTAGCACTATTAAGAATTAATGCTTTAACAAGATAAGTCTTA